GTTATCTCTTAATGCATTTGCACCAAATGCTGTACTATGATTTGATGATACGTTAGTGTTTAAAGCACAAACACCAACTGCTGTATTTAAAGTTCCTGTTGTGTTGTTATATAAAGAACACAAACCAACTGCAGTGTTATTAGATGCTGTGGTGTTACATCTTAAGGCATCTTTACCAAGTGCTACATTAGATGCTCCTGTGGTATTAGCAAGTAATGAAGTATTTCCTAATGCTGTATTATTAGCACCTGTTGTATTTGCATTAAGCGCTACTGAACCAATTCCTGTATTTCCTGAAGCTGTTGTATTATTAGCTAATGCTTCATAACCAAAAGCTGTTAAAGATGTTCCTGAAGTATTATCTAAACCAGCTTGATAGCCAACTGCTGTATTTAAAACTCCTGAACCATTTGAAAAAAGTGCTTTACGACCAATAGCAACATTACAACCACCTGTTAAACTTGGGTCATCTAATGCTTGATTTCCTAATGCTGTATTGTATGCTCCTACAGGATAACTACCATCTAGTTTGATTGTGCCACCATCTACACTAACATTACCAGCAACAGTTAATCCATCTGTAGTGATTGTTCCTACATTATCAATGTTTCCTGTGCCTGTAATATCGTTTGAGTTTAAATCTAAATTGCCACCTAATTGTGGAGATGTATCTTCAACTACATTTTCTAATTTTGCATTTAATTGTGTTTGGGCATCAGAAGTTAATCCACCAATATATCCAAATTCAGTATTAGTAACTGACCCATCATGTATTTTAGTTGCATCAATTGCTGCTGAAGCATTAACATCTGCATTAACAATTACACCAGAACTAATAGCAGCAACACCTGTATCAGCAATAGTAATATCACCAGAGACTACATTATCAATCCATTTAGATGTACCTGTATCATAAAATAATAATGATCCATCTGCAGGAGTTGTAATATTAACATCTGTTAATTCTGATAATTCATTAGCTGTAGCAACTTGTGCATCTACATAAGCCTTAATAGACTGTTGAGATGCTACTGCTGTTGCAGAGTCTGAAGACATAGTATCTTCATCTAAAAATGCTGTACCAGATAATGTTCCATTTAAAACTGGTGATGTTAAAGTTTTATTTGTAAGAGTATCTGTTGTATCTCTACCAACTAAAGTATCAGTTGCAGTAGGTAATGTTAAAGTTCCAGTATTTGAAATACTAGATATAATTGGAGTTGTTAAAGTTTTATTTGTTAAAGTTTGTGTTCCAGTTAATGTAGCTACAGTTGAATCAATATTAACAGTTAATGTATTTAATGCACCTGCAGTATCAATACCTGTACCCCCTGCAATAGTTAATGTTTCACTATCTAAGTCAATAGATAATGCTCCACCAGTGTCCCCTTGGAAATCTAAATCTTGAGCTGTAACTTGAGAGTCTACATATGCTTTAATAGATTGTTGTGTAGCTAAAGCAGGATCACTATCAGATGTCTTTGTATCTTCATCTAATATAGAAGTAACTGTAGATCCAGATGCTAAAGCTAAACTTGTATTTGCAGTTAATGTAGTAAATGTACCTGCAGCAGGAGTAGTACCTCCAATAACTGCATCTACTGTACCTGCATTAATATCCGCTGTATCTGCTACTAAACTATCAATATTAGCAGTACCATCAATATATAAATTTTTAAATTCTAAACTAGCTGTACCTAAGTCAATATCATTATCTGTTATAGGTACAATAGCACCATCCTGTATTCTTAATTGTTGTACAGATGAAGAAGATACATCTACATAAAATTCTAAATGATTATTTACAGCATCTAATAAAATTCTGTTGTATGCATTGCTATCTCTTAATACAGATACAGGGCCCCCATCACCCGCAGTACCATCATGCGTGTGTCCTGTGCTTGCATTAAATGCAGCTAATAACTGATTAAATTCATCATTACTATCTGATGCCGCAATAACGTCACCTGTAGTATATGTTGACTGTCGTGTTGGATATCCTGCCATTTTATCTTCTTCCTCCTGGGGTAAATTCTAATTGAAATCCTTTAACTGAAAATGCATCTGCTTGGTTTCTATCATCTATTTTTAAAGCAACTGCAAATCCAGAGCCTTCTACTGTTTGTCTTATAAGTGGTGTACCCGATGCACCATATAATGCTGTTCCATATAATGCCGTACCATATAAAGATGCACCACCTGCTGATTGTATACTTATTGATTTTGGTTGTGGTGTACCAGAGTTATCATAATCATATCTAACTGCTAACTCTGCATCAACTGTTGTACCTTCTCCTTCATAGTTTAAATTAACCCTTTGCATATACTTTCTTAGTCCTGGGTCTCCCATAACCATATCTGGAGATCTATAAGTTGCAACAATAGTTGTATCTGATGTACCATTTGCAAAAGTATTACCTACTTCCATTTTATAAATATAACTATCATAGCCACCAAATACTTGTGTTTCTACATTACTTATAAAATCAGAATCAGCACATGCGGGTTTAATCCCAATCATATCAGAATATTCAAATCCAATTTGACCTGTATTAACATTAGATTTTAATACTCCAATAATTCCTTTTGATGAACCTTGAGCACCATTTGTTTCTGGATAAAACAATCTATATTGTGATTTATCTCTAATAACTAATGATGATACTCTATCTAAAGTTATTTCATCAATTCTAGCTTGTATTTGTCTAGAGATAGAACCTAGTTCAACGTCACCAATTCTAGCTGTACCAGCAATAGTTCTTAATCCATCTGGTGCTAAAAATATAACATCTCCACCAATCTCTTGAATACTACCACCATCTCTACAACCAATATTTCTAGTTACTTCTTGTACTGCAAAATCAGCAGAAGAAGAACCTAATAATTTATAAATTCTATCTTCACAAAATATAAATAATTCATTTCTAAATACTCTTAATCCTACAACATTAGAGTCAACTTTAAATGAACCTGCACCATCAGCTGTATTAAAATCATCTTCTGAAAAAGGTGCACTAAATAAAACTTCTTGTGGATTTGTAGCCCCCGCATAAAACATATGGTTTTGAAATGCTTTTACAAATTTTGGATTTGTTGGTGCAGTACCACCCTCACTACCATTAATTATATCAACATTCCAAGAATTGTCAATGGTAAATGCAGTTGAATGTCCTGTGGCAATTATGACCTTATCTGTACCATTAAAGTTATATTTTTCAAAATCATATGCTCTAGTTGATGTACCTAACCCTGTTGTTAAACTTGTCCAACTTCCAGTAGTTGTACCGTAATGAACATCGCCACCTTTAGCTACAATAATATGATCATTAAATATTATTGAACAATCTATAATAGTATTTGAATTACTAGATCCTGTAGGAACAGGTGTGGTATTGTATAATGCTGTACCACTTACTCTTCTATAGCCACCTTTAATATCTGGTTCAAAATTACGTAATATAAGTGCTTCACCTGGGGCCATTGAAAAAACATCTTTGTTTAATACTAGACCTCCTGCACAACTGACTACGTATGGGGATATTAAATCAGTAGCTGGCATTAACTACCCCTGCATTTTACGTGCTTTCTCTGCTTCGTATAATTGTCTTAATTTTTCTAATTCAAAAATTGACTTGTCTGGAAATACTTCCATGACATTATCGTTTTCAACAGCTTGTTTGTATTTGTTATAATCACTTAAACTAAATACACCACCTGCCATTTTGTTATCATTCTTTTTTTGCATTGCATCTTTTTTGGATTTATAATCCATATTATCTTCTGCGTATTTTGCATCATCTCTTATAGCCATAATATCTCCTATACTATTTGTACTCTAGTTCCTTGGTTAATTCTTGAGTCTCTCATATACTCTTGTCTTGAAGAGTAATCTACTCTTAATAATCTTAATTTTCTTTGATAATCTCTTTCTGCCATAGATGCATGTTGTGCATCTGATCGTAACATATAAGTATAATATTTAGATCTATCTATTACTAATGGTGCAAATCTATCTGGTAATGACATAGTATCTGTATCTGTAGATAAATCTTTATGAGTTATAAAATAATCATATTCAATAGTATAGTCATCTTTATCGGGAATTGGACTTAATCCAAAGTATCCATAATCTGGTTTTCTGTATACAAATTCTGGAGTAGCATATACACCATCATCATTTTTAGAATCTCTTTCTTTAAAAGACTGTAACCAATTATCATATGAAATATATTTTAATTTTCTAGGAGTTACATCTTGTCTTGATACTCTTACATAATCTACAGTAAAATCTCCAGATGTAGATAAATGTACATAGCTAGTTATACCTGTAGCAGTAAATGTAGATTCAAATATTTTACCTTTGCCATAATCATCTACAGTTAAAGTATCATTTAAATTATCTGTTCCGCCTGCAGAAGTTCCAACTTTAATTGCTAAAGTATCTCCATCAGCATTAGTATCAAATGCTCTTATTTGAATTTTGTATTGTTTATTTACTATTGTAGATATAGCTTGATAAGAAGATGCATTACTTAAACTTAATCTACCATTTCCTAAACTTGAATGTGCAGGAGAACCTGTATCTGTTGTCCAGTTATCTATTGTTGTAGCAAATTCACCATTAGTAATTAATTCACTAGGTTTTAAGAAAAAAGAATCCCAGTCTACTTTTCTCATATCTGACTCTAACGAATACTCTTGAGTTCCTGTATTTGTAGTTTTAGTAGTAGTACTATGCAGTAATGGTATTTCACCAGATTCATTATAAATATCATGAATTGATTTATTTACAAAATCTTTTACTGCAGTTTGTATACCTCTACTAGAACTAAAATTAGCTGAAGTTAATTCAGTTTCATTTAATTCTCTAAGAGTTCTATTAGTTAAAGTTAAATATGTTGTAGCCAATGTATTCCCCTGTTAAATATCAAGGGGGGATTGCTCCCCCCATGAATATATTTATTAACTAAAAGTTACTGTTTGTGAGTCTGTGTCAGCGTCTGATCCACCTTTATCAAGTGAAATCATAGTTGCCCATACTCTAACTTTTGCATTAATTGCACCAGTACCAATTGTGATTCTGATAGCATCAGCAGAACTGTTTGCAAAAGGTGCAGCTAAAATAGCCATTTGGCCAGCAGCAGCTACAGTTGCAGCAGCTACATATTGGTCAGCATCTGCACTATCACCTAATGCGATTGTTCCACTGTTTCCAGCAGAGTCAGCAGTTAATACATCAACGCCTGCAGCAAGTACCATTGTGTTTGCTGGAATAGCAATAACATCAAAAGTATCAGAAGCAGCGTTAGTTGTAGAAGAGAAATCTACAACTTCTGATGCGATTCTTACAGTATCACTAGATGCTTTGATCTGAGTGTTTGTATTTGAACTATCATAAGCAGTCATAATTTATTTCCTCCTACTATTAACCGATTGTTATAACACCAGAGTATACAGCGTCATCTCTTAAGATTTTTCTTCCGAAAACGTGTAATCCTCTTACGATGTCAGCGAATGAATCAGGGTCTCTGAT